GTATACTCCCTGCGTAGCAGAACCCGCGTTCTTGTTCAGTTTGTTGGCTGAGTTTGCCGCACCGCCCGCGCTGGACGAACCAGCGTAGTTGTGGGTATGGCTGGCGGCAGCTTTACCCGCCAGCGCGTCGCCGGTGGCTTTGGCGTCGGCCGCCGCGCCGGAGACTTTGAGGGCGGTGTCCACAGCCAGAGCTTCGCCGCCCGAATTGAAAGAACCATATGCCATAAAATCACTCCTAGTTCTTTACTGTGTTGATGATGCGATACTGTGCCTTGATGGCCGCAGTCGGAGCTTTCTTGGCCCGCAGCCGCAGCTTCCCGGCCATGCTCTCGGTGGTGATAAAGCCTGCCGTTCGCGCCACACTGTAGGATTCCGGTGCAGGTGTGACATCCACGATGTCGGTGGCCCGAAGCCCCGCGATGGAGATGTCACAGTAGTAATAGCTGGTGAGGGTGGAATCCCTCGCCCAGCCGGTCGTCGGAATCGTAAAAGACACCGCCGCCGTGATGTCCTGCTTTTCGTCGAGGCCATCTGCTGTGGCCGAAGCAAGGTCGCCAAGGGCGGCGGTATACTTTTTCATGTAGCTGCAGAGTTCGGCGAGGCCTTTTGCCAAAAGTGCTTTTACCTTTGCCATAGAGCCTCCTTGTGGGCCTTAGTCTGCCAGCATGGCAGCGATGTCCTCGGCGCTGAAGTCCTCGACATCCTCAGAGTGCAGGACGTTCGCGGGCTCAGTGTAGACGGTAACTTCTTTGCCGTTGACCTTAATGTTGCCGTTGGTGTCGGATGCCTCGACATTGGCGGTGCTGACGTAGAGGCCGTCCTCCTTGAGGGTCAGGGCGTTACCCTCGGCAGCGGAGACGTTGACCTTGACGTCCACCTCGTAACCCGCGATGGAGACGGTGGTGGAAGTATCCTTGCCGACGGCCTTAGCCTTGTAGGTATCCACCAGCGCAGCCATGCTCAGGAAAGAGTAGGTGCAGGAGTCAGGGTTCTCGCCCTTGACGGCCAGCACCATGACGGGCTTGCCGTCCAGCTTGGGGTCGGTCGAGCCGGGATAGGTGGCTGCGCTGAACGCGAAGCTGGGGACGAACTCGGTCTTGGTCTGGTCGAGGAACATTTCGGCGGGGAAGTCCACGGTAAAGGCGGCGTCACCGGTCTTGTCGGTGCTGGTGAAGAAGCTGATGGTGTTGCCGGTTACATCCAGAGACTTGATGGCCTTTTCAGCAGCGGTCTGGATGGGGGCGAACGCTTCCTTCTTTACAAAGCCCTTCTTGACCTCAGCGGCCAGATTGCGGATGGAGTCAGCGGTGGTGATGTTCTTGGACATAGTGTTTTTTCCTTTCTTTTACTTCAAAATTTCAGCGATTTCCTGAGATAACTTTTCGTCGTTCACGAGGTCGTCGCTGGTCACAACGGTGTCTTTGCGGACGGTCAGCGCGTCGGTGGCGTCAAAGGCAAGGCCGTCGCCGATGCTGACGGCGATCGCGCCGGTCTCATCGCGTTTGAGGCCCTGCCCGATGGTCACATTGCCAGATGCATTGGTACCACCTCCTTTCCCGGAGCCGTTCAGGGTAAGCGTCACATGGATGTCAGCATCCGGAACACGCTGCGAGAAGAAACGGACAGAGCCGTCGCGGGTCTCACAGGCGTTGAGGACGCCGGCCCTCGCGGTCACGGCGAAGTCATTGACATCTGTGCTGCCGCTGGGGATAAGTGTGCTGTCGCTGTCAGCCAGCGCGGCGTCGTAGATATACTGGTAGGGGCCGGTGTCCGGCAGGGGAGTCCAGCCATCAGCGCGGAGGACGAGGCTGTACTCGCCGAAATACCCGCTGCCGCTGTGGGTCTGAATGAGCTTTTTGACCTGCGCTTCGGTCATGATCTGGCCGGATTCCTCGACGCGCTTTACCGCCGCACTGGCGGCAGCCTCGATGACCGAGGCGTGGGCGTTGGGGTCGGAGTCGTGCTGTTCCAGCTCTTTTTCGACCAGCTGCATGATGGCCTGCACCTGCGGCGATACGGTGACGCTGATGTTGGCGTTGTTGGAGACGGCCAGCAGGACGGCCAGCTCGATTTTGAAATCGCTGCTCGTGCTGGCGGCGGGGATCTCGACGCCCCGGTCATCCTGCACGACCATGAGCAGCGTTTCGTCCGGGCCGGTGTCCAGTTTGCCGTATACCCCCACCTGATGGCAGATGTAGGCTGTCTGCCCGGCTGTGATCTGGATGCTGACCCGTCGGGCGGGCTTGCCGTCGTTCTCCACAGTGTCGATGCCGAGGATGTCCACCTCGTGTGTCTCGCCACTGAGAGTGACGGCTTCTGCGAGGTCAGAGTCACTGGCCTCGGTGGCCGCCAGCGCATGGGTGATGATGAGTGCGCCGCCGGAGACCGACTCCGACAATAAGGCAGCGCCCGCGCGGGTATACGCGGCTTTTTCCCAGCTCATATCGTTATTCCTCCAATCTTGATGGTGATGGTCTCGCGGGTGTTGGCCAGTCTGCTGCCTGCAAGGGCCGGCGCACTGACCGCTTTCGGGCCGATGACGCCGGGCAGAGCCACGGTGGCCTGCACCCGGGTGCTGCTGGCTGCACTGACTGCATATGCCCGACCGGTGACTTCCTTCGGCCCGATGACGCCCGGGATGCGGACGGTGCAGGTGGTGACTGCGCTGCACGGGGCAGAGGCGGCGTATATGGGGATGGTGGTCGGGTCATATACGAGGCAGAGGCAGAATGCGATGTGCGCGGGCTTTATCTGATTGACCAGATGAGGCAGTTCAGTGCGGCTGGCTTCTTTTTCAGCATCTGCGCGGATCGTCAGAGAATAGGCCGGATAATCCACTTCGCAGTCCCATCGTCTCGCGCCGATGAGCTCGTCCAACTGCTGATACAAAAAGCCGAGGGTGAAAGGTGGGCGAGTGCGCAGACGGGACAGAACGCGCTGCCGCCGGAATGCCATTGTCTCTGTGGACGGAAGCGCCCGGATGTGGAATACCCGCTCCCATCGGGAAACAGAATCCTCATCCATCGTCTGAACGAAAAAGTTGTCCTGCACACGGTGGACGCTGTCAGCCAGCCGTTCAAACTGGGCTTTTTCAGCAGCACAGATCTGCTGGTAGTCCTCGATTTCCCGGTAAATGGGCGGCAGCAGTTCCAACAGCTCGCAGGAGAGGTCAGGCTTCATAGAGGCTCACCGTCCCTATCACTGGAATCTGCTGCAACGCCCCGGTCTGGGAAAGCAGCAGGTCGGCCGTCTGGCCGTTGAGCTGAACGTCTGTCACATTCACGACACCCTCGGCGGTGATGATGGCGGCTGAGACACGTGCGAGGTACACACTGGCGCTGTAGGCAAGCCCGGTCTGACTGATATTGACGGCCCAGCCTTTGCGGATGTTCAGAAGGTAAGCTTCGAGGGCCGCAGTAACGGTGCGCTGAACGGTCTCCATCGAATAGCTGGGCAGGAGCGTTACCGAGGCGCTGACCAAGATTTCGAATCTTTCCGGGGTGGAGATGGTCACTTTGGCCCCGATGGGCGCGAGGCCCAACCCCTTGCCGGAGTTCGGAATCGGGTCGATGGCGTCCTGAATGGTCCGCACGAGGTCGGCAGAGGCGGGAAGCCAGTCAGCACCCAGCACAGAGCAGAGTACGGTGCCGCCGCCCTTCCATGTGGGGTAGACCTGCACCGCACCCACGCCGTCCAGCTTCTCGATTTCTTCCACATACTGAGCGACATTCCCGCCGAAGGATCGGCTGTTGAGTGCCGCGAGGATGCGGGCGCGAAGCTCTTCATCCGTCTCGGTGTCATCGCCGGGGGTAAGAATGTTGGAGAGGCGGGCAGAAGAAAGCCCTTGAATGGTGTCGATGGGAAGAATGGGGCCGGAATATACGTTGCCGATGCTGCCGGGCGTCTCGGCCTGCAGGCGGTAAGCGTGTCCTGCGCCCAGAGCAGAGATGACGACAAAGTTGATGCTGTCGGAGCCGTTGATGGTCGAGAAACGGGTGCCGATGGGAATAGCAGTATCAAACTCGCCTTTGCGGATGGCAGCGGTCGCCTGTTTGCGGCTGACACTGGCCAGAGGGGCAAGCAAATCCAGAGACTCACCGGTGGCTGTCTGAAAGAATGCCTGCCGCTGCACCATGTTCAGGGAGATGAAAAATCCCTCGAACACATAGGCGGCGGGGGAGATGGCAGTGGGAATGGGACTGACGTCCCGCTTGTCGTAGTCATCCGGAATCTGGGAGAGCATATAGGCAAGGATGGAGCGGTACTGTGCGTTGGAAAAGTCTATCATGCGATGTTCACCTCCATGCCGGCTTCAACGCCGCCGTAGATCGTGGTAACGGTAAAGGATGCGGAAAGGGTCTGCCCTCTGACGTTGTAATCAAAATTCTCGATGCCGGTCACGCGGTCGTCCATCATCAAAGCCTCCGTCGCGCGGCGCTGAAGCTCAGCAGCCACAAAGCCCGCGTCCTGCCCCAGAAGCCCTTCCCATTCCATGCCGCTCGAGGACTGAAATATCTGCCAGCGGTAGCGTTCGACGTTCAGGATGATGTTGACAGCCTGGCGGACTGCATCATAGCCCTCGCAGGTTCCTGAAAGACGGTGTGTGGGCGGGTCGATGCGCCAGGTCTTCGACGGCTGAGAGACATATTCGACGCTGCCCGAGATTCTGCCTGCAGGGAGAACGGCCATTTAGTTATCACCTCCGAAGACGCGTGAAAGCACAATAAACTTCTGCCCGCTCTGGACGCGGAGCAGAAGCACCTTATCGCCAACTTCCAACGCCCGGTTCAGGATGATATATTTGCCGTCCTTGCTCAGCGGAAGTACCTTGCCGTCTTCCCATCCTTTGATGTCCTCGGTCTGCACATCGCCGGAAGAAGCCTCGGAAAGGGTGGAGTATTCGGTGTACTCGCTCGGAGTCGGAGGTTGAGTCGGGCCATGCACACCGACATGGGTGTGGGGAAATTTGTGCCGATGCTTCAGCAGCGGGAGCTTCTTTTCAATGACCGGTTCTGCGAGATAAAGCACTGCACTTTTCAAGGGCGCCATCGCCTCGCTGATACGTATCTCAAGCTCGTCGTCCGGTGGAGCCTTCACCACCGTGCCGATCTGCAGGTCGGTGGGCTGGCTTGCGTCATAGGCCTCGCGGGTGATAGTCTGCAATAATTCCAAAAGATCCATAGGTTTTTCTCCTTCACAGAGCTTTTGCTTCCAGTTCCATCGTGTGCTCGTCGTTCTTGAAGGTATGTTCTGCCTTTTCCAGCATGACGTAGCGCTTGAAGGGCTCACCATCCAAGTCGGACAGGTTCACCAGCAACAATGCCCCCGCCCGCAGGCTGGGAACGCCCAGCGCCGAGAACTTGAGCTGTTGTAGTACCCGGTCATAATACTCGAGGCTCACGCGGGCCTGTTCCTGACACTGGGCATCGTTGGCGGCTTCGTCAACTTTCTGATAGAGCTGCAGCAGGCCCCATTTTCCGATGGTCTCTGAGTCCTTCATGATGAAAACATCTGCCTTGCCGGTCTCTTTGTTGGGCCGGGCGATCTTGACGCTGTTGTAAGTCTGGGAGTCGATGGAGGAGTCAAAGGTGTAGTTGGTCATGAGGCTGTGATCACCGATGACGATGTCCGTCTTGAGGTCTTTTGCTTCTTTCAGCGCGAGGCCGTCGCCGGAGTCGTAGAAGACGAAGACCCTGCCGGTGTTCAGCAAGGTCTTCTGGACGGCAGTGTTGATGATGTCGATGCAGCTTTTATCCTGCATGATGAGGGAGGGGAGCCTGTAGCCGGTGTCGGCCAGCTCTCCCACATCCAGCTCGAGGTCTTCGGCGATTTGTTTGATGATGTCAGCTGCGCTCTGGGCATAGAACGAGTAGCTGGCGTTCGCCTTGAGGTAGCGCAGACGGTCATAGCAGACCACGTCCACCGGACCCCAGCGGTCGAAGCCTCGGGTAAAGACCCAGCCGTAAAATTGCAGCTGTCCGTCTACCGAGAAACGCACCACGTCGCCCTCCTCAATTTTGGAGGCCGGAGTGCGCAGATAGGTGAAGGTGAATTTGCCCGGCTGTCCGGTGCGCTGGGTCGTCCAGACGGCCTGTGTGGTGCAGCGGGTCAGGTTCAGGGTGTCGCCGGGCGTCTTGCGGCCCACAAGAAGTTCGTAACTCATCCGTCGGCCTCCTGCAGGTCGGCCTCAGCCATCCAGCCCAGCACGTCACCGTTTGCATCTGCGACGCAGACGCGGCAGGGCTTGGCATGGCTGGCGATGCGCCGGACGGTGATGAGCAAGCCGTGGACACTGCCCAGAGGTTCTGCGCCGTCGCTGGCGGCGTAATAGCTGCCGCTGACCTTCCGCCGGGCATTTACTACCAGCCGGTCGGAGGGGGTGCTTCGGGTCGGCGTCAGGGTGAGGCGGACGGTGCTGGCAGCAGAGGTGACAGCGCTGATGGCGGATGCAGCCGCGATGGCACGGGCTGCAGTTCGCTCAGGCGTTGTGGCTGGGGTGAAAGTGCCGGTCTGGCCTTCGCCCTGCACAACGGCTCTCTGCGGGGAGAAATCGCGGTATTCCGAAAGGCTCAAATCAAAATAAAAGTCGCCGGTCTCACCGCCGCGCTCCTCGGTCTTAAATCTTGTGACCAGACAGGGAAAGCCCAGACTCGGCCCAAGAAAGGGGAGACCGTTTTCATAGAAACGAACCGGGGTGTAGACGATGGGGACCCTTTTCTTCATCGCGCTGGTGAAGAAGTCCATGTAGACTGCCGGCGGCAGATGGATGCCGGTTTGCCCCGGGAGCCGCCTGCCCGGCAGCAGACCGGAGATGGAAACAGTGCGCAGATCGGGCGTGCGGGGCTGCATGATCTGGCCAAGGCCTAGCACATTGTACTTGCCGTTGTCCGCAGAGATCGTCTCCGGCAGCTTCTCCGGGTTGATGGGCAGCGCGAGGACGGTAGAGTCGCGGGAAAAATAAAGCTTGTATTTGGGCATCTGTTTCTCCTTAATTCACGGTGACAGTGCTTCCGGCGCTGCGCAGTTCGAGCAGGGTATCACGGAGAATCTCTGCCACATTCCGGGCGTCCTGCTCTGTGTCGCCGGTGTTCTGGCCTTTGATGGTGATCATGGGCGTCTGCGAGGTCAGGTTGATGTTGTTGACGTATTTGCGTTCGGCCACGTCTACCAGCATCTTTATCTGCTCGTCGGACATATCGACCGTTTTAGCGATTTTGCTGGTGTTCTTGTCGATGTTTTTCAGCAGATCATTGATGTTGGCGGCCTGAGGGATGGCAAGGTCTCCCATACCATTGCCGAGCAGTCCTGAGAACAGGTCGGAAAAGCTCAGATTTGCGCCCCAGTTATAACCCTTCGTGTAGGCTTTGCTGAGGTCCATGTTTTCCCACGGAGTGACATATTCGGTGTAACCGCTGGCCCATTTTTCATACTGGCGGTCACGTTTGAGCTTTGTGACCCACGAATCGAGGCCGCTGGTCAAATCGACTGTAACGCCCGGGACCATGTTGACGAGACCTTCCAGCGCTCCTGCAATATTTTGGAGATACTGCATGACGGTGATGGCCATATCGTAGAACAGTATCTTCACGGCGGCAGTGGGATTATTAAACGCATTGCCGAGGAAGTTCACGAACATGGCAAATCCGTTCTGCAAAGGAACAAGAGTGCTGTTGTAGACAAATGCCCCCATAACAGCGAACGACCCGGCGATGATGCCGGTAGCCGAAACGCTGGTGTCTGCAAAGTGGTTCATAATGGCAACACCGCCGTACAATGCGCCCACCAAAAGCAAAACGCCGGCCGCTGCAAGTGCAGCTGGATTTGCCGCCATAACAGCATTCAGAAAAGCTTGGGCGGCGGCTGCTTTCTGGGTCGCAAAGGTGAGGATGTTTGTCCAGTTGGCGGCGATGAGCATGACACCAAAAGCGGATCCGGTGGCCAGCACGATGGGCGCAAGTGTGTCGATGTTGTTCGCCACCCAGTTGATGCCGGACAGTAGCGGGTCCAGCGCCCGGACCGCGATGTTCGTTACCGTCGTCCAGACCTGCGCCCATGTCATAGGCGTTTTTTCAAATGCAGCATTCGTTTCTTCAGCGGCAGAGAAGAGGGCGTTTTTCACAATAGCGGCGGTGATCTTGCCCTCAGAACCCATCGTGCGCAGATCGCCGATGCTGACCTGCAGGTAGTCGGCGATGGTTTTGGCAAGGGCGGGCGTCTGCTCCATCACGCTGTTCAGTTCGTCGCCCCGCAGCACACCGGAGGCAAGGCCCTGTTCCAGCTGAAGGATAGCGGCCTGTGCCGCCATGCCGGACGCGCCGGAAAGGGCCAGCTTTTTGTTCAGCTGTTCGGCAAAGAGAACGACTTCCTGTGTGTTGTCGAACGCACTGCCGGCCATTGTGCCAAGCTGAGAGACGAGCCCCAGTGTATCCACGAAACTGCCGCGCGAGTTCTGCGCTGCCTGATAGATCATGGTTTCCAGCTCTGCGGTGGTCTGCAGGCCGTCATTCATCTGGTCGAGCCGGGTGCGGGTGGAAACAAGCGTGTCGGACAGGTCTGCTGCCTTTTTGAGCGTCTGGATGCCCAGATAGCCGCCCACGAGCTTCTTCAGCTCCTGAGTCAGCGAGTTTGCAGCTTTTGCGGCGAGACCGCTGCTGTCCTCGAACTCCCGGTTAGCGTTGGAGGCGCGTTTGGCCGCCGCCGTAGCCTGATCGGCGGTATCAGCGGCCCGCCCGGCGGCAGATGCAGCCTGTTCCGCCGCGTCGGAAGCCTGCCGCATGGCAGATGCGGCCTGCCCGGAAGCTTCCGCTGCGTCAGTCTGTGCGGATGACAACTCTTGTGCGGCAGATGCTGCTGAAGTCGCCGCCTGAGCGGCCTGCGTCTGTGCAGCCTGTGCTCTCGAAAGAGCAGCGGTTTCGTTCTGGACTGCGGCAGCAGCGGCATTGTATTTCTGGGTAAGAGCCGCCTGCTGGGCTTCGAGAAAACGGACGCTGGCACCCTGGTTATCGAGCTGGACGTCCAGTTTCTTGAAAGCAGCAGTGGTCTGCCCTCCGGCAGCGATAAGTTCCTGCTCCTGCTCATAAAGTGCGTCAAAACGTGCATTGGCCTTGATGACCTGCCGCTCGATGCTGCCCAGCACAGACTGATAATTCCGGGCAGATGCCTCGGCGGCTTTCAGAGCCTCGCTGTGGCGAGCAACAGAGGTGGCAGCTTCGCTTTGTACAGCAGAGAGCTGCTGTTGTGTGTGAATCACTTCCTGTGCGGCCTGCTCCTGCACAGCGGCATTCTGCTGAGACGCTGCAGCAACTCGTTGCACAGCCTGGATAGCCTCCTGTGCAGCCTGAGTGTGTACGGCGGCTGTCTGTTGGGAAGAAGCTGCGGCAGCCTGCACTGCTGTCTGCTGCTGGACAGAGGCTATCTGCGCGGCCTGTGCCATATTGGCCGCTTCTGTCTGCACCGAAACGCTGTAGATCTGTGCAGCTGCCTTTGCCGTGAGTGTCTGCCCGGATGCCTGCTGTGCCAGCTGAAGATAACGGCCAAAGGTGGAAGAAAAACGGTCTTCCAGATAGAAAACATTATGTATCTTTCCCATCCGGTCATTTCACCTTCTTCATCTGCTGCTCTTCTTTGGCTTTTTTCTCCATTGCGTGAATGGCAAACTGACGGACCAGAGCCTTTTCCCGCTCGGGAAGAGTATCATATCGTCCCGGAGTCCAGCCGAGATTGACGAAGCAGTAGTAAGCTACCAGAACTTCGACATCCCAGCGGTCTCCGGTGATCAGTTTTTTGCTTCGTCGTCGAGGTTCTGCTCGAAGCCGGACAGTTCCAGGATGGCGGCGGAGAGCTTGGCGAACTCGCCCGCGAGGAGCATCTTGCCGGGGACCTGAATGGGGTCTTTGGTGCCGAAATGCTCACACACCTCAGCGCTGGCAAAGTCAGGCTCGAGCGTTGCGGCCACGATGATGCGGCTGATGTACTCGTTCTGGTTGACTTTTTCCTGATAACCGCCGTTCACTTTGATGTTCCGTGTGGCAGCTTTGCTGCAGGCGGAATTCTCTTCCTGCGTCAGAGAGCGGATGCGGAAGGGGGCGGGTTTGCCCTTTTCGTCGAGGAAGCGTTTGGAGACGATGAGCTCCTTTTCCTCGGTGGTGACGGTGGGGTTCAGAAATGCAGAAAGTGCGCTCATAAAAATTACCTCCTGAAATCAGCTGCCCAGATTGGCAGGGTCTTTGAATGCTTCCAGACGCTGGACGTCGGTATAGCTGAAATTGAAGTCGTAATTCAGCATTGCCTCTTCGGAATCGAGGATGGAAAGCGGGATGTCACCGGTGAGAACACAGCCATAGTAGCCCATTACCTGCGCGCCGACGCTGGATGCAGGGTCTTCGTTTCCTCGTAGGTCATGCCAGCTCCTCCACCTGCACGAACACGCCGCAGATGTCGGCCCAGAACTTCTCGACGATCTCGCTGCACACCTGAGCGTCGTCGTGCCAGAAGTGCAGGCGGGTCATCTCGTCCTTGAGGGCTTTTTCCAGATTGTCAGTGTCGGGCTTGGAAGTGCGCCAGCTGCCGTCCGGGCGGCCCTCGGCGGGGAACATCCACTTGACCAGCAGACGCACCGGACGGCCCGCCGGGATGGGCTTCTCAGGGGCGTGGGGCGCAAGGTAGGCGTGGAGCTTGGCACGGGCGGCTTTCAGTTCAGAGCTGTCATGCAGCACGGCGCAGGGTTTGCCGCCCTTCATGTAGGCATGAAGCTCTTTGGCGTTATGGGTAGTGGTGGGCGGACGCATAGGGATAAAAAACTGTGTGGTCATTTCGTACCTCGTTTTCTTTTTTTGTATCAGCGGCCAACGTGATGGGGAGGGTCCCCGGAGGATGGGGGCTGTGGTCGCCCCATCCTCTGGGATACCCCATCACACATTGCAGTGTAGTCATGCTATTATATATAGGCTATTTTGCACTGCAAATGTTGCAGTCATAGCGGCTATTTCTGCAATTTTGCAGTTTTTGCTGTCGTGCAAAATAGCGGCTATCACTGCATTTTTACAACAAAATGTAATTGAAGATATAACAGAGCGTTTAACCTCTGCTGCCGGGTTCCTTGCGGCCAACCTTCTCGCCGTCGATCCAGAAGCGCCCGTCTTCTTTCAGACGGCTCTTGACGGTGCGGGGCTTTAGGTCCATGTACTCACCGAGGCTGTAGACGGTGACCTCACCGTCCATCATGCAGGCTTCAAAAGCGGTGTCCAGCTCGGCCTTCCTGTCCTTGGACTGCTTGGCCTTGTCACCCCAGCGGCGGCTCGCGCCCTTTGCGCCCAGTGTGCGAAAGTCGCTGTCCGGCTGCAGATCTTCCAGAAGCCCGCTGTCCGGCTTATGCACCGGATAGTCAAACCAGAGGTTCACCGGGGCAAAGCTTGCAAACTCGCGGAGAGTGCCTTCGATGCGCCAGGCAGTCATGCTGTCGGCTTTCTTCTGAGCCGCAGCCACTTCGGCGTCGATGGCCCGCAGGTCGGCGAGGCTAAGCTTCTCTTTGGCGATGGTGAGCATCCGGCTCTTGCTGAGGGCGTCATCCGGGCCGTAGGCATCGGCATGGCCGCGCTTATCCAGCATCGCTTTGATGACCCGGCAGGCGGCCTTGTTGTGCAGCTGCTCCCGGATGGCGTCGGTGATGGTCAGCTCAGTCATGTCCAGCATGGCATCCGGGTCGCGGGCAAACACGCCGGAGCCGGATGCTCTGTCCATGCTGCGCTTGCCGCCCTGCGCACCCTTGGAATGATGGTGGCAGTAGATGACGGCGCAGTCCAGCGCACGGCAGACCACATCGAACTGGTTGCAGAACTTTGCCATCTGGTCGGCGCTGTTCTCGTCGCCGGTGATGACCTTATAAATAGGGTCGAGTATGACGGCAGTATAGCCCTTTTTGCCAGCCCGGCGGATGAGCTTGGGGGCAAGCTTGTCCATGGGGACAGACGCGCCGCGCAGGTTCCAGATGTCGATGTTCCGCAGATTGTCCGGCGCAAGGCCCATCGCAGTATAGACGTCCTTGAAGCGGTGCAGGCAGGACGGCCTATCAAGTTCCAGATTGATATAAAGTACACGCCCCTGCGCACAGGAGAAGCGGCCCAGCCACGTTTTACCCTCGGCGATGGCGATGCACAACTCGATGAGGGCGAAGCTTTTGCCTGCCTTGGAAGGGCCTGCCAGCAGCATCTTGTGGCCCTGACGCAGCACGCCGGAGATGAGGGCATCGGCCAGCGGGGGCAGGTCGTCCCAGTCGTCGGCCAGACATTCGGTGTCGGGCAGGTCATCGGTGCAGGCCTCCACCCAGTCCCGCCAGTCCTCCCAGCAGCTTTTGCCGACATTCGTTTCAAGCAGGGCCTGTTTCTGCCCCGCCCGCAGGATGCCGGGCATCCGGGAGAGGCGGGAAGGGTTGCGGTTCTGCTGGTCGAGGGTCAGACCGTTCTTCTGGCAGGTGGCGTAGAGGTAATCGACCCGCTTGCGGTACTCAGCATAATCCGGCGCGTTGACCCGGACGATGGCGTGGATGCTCTTGCCGCCGGAGTAGACCAGCGCGGCGCAGGGCAGCTCCATCTGGTGGATGGCGGCCAGCTGCTTGCCGGGCTCCATGTTGTCACACTCCACGAGGGCGTAGCGGTAGCTGGTGACATTGGCATCCTTCCGGCCTGTGCCGTCCACCGGGTTGAAGCAGATCCATGCACCGATTTCCGGGTCGCAGTCGCCCATGACCTTGCCGACGTCGCCGCCGCAGGCGTCCAGCTCTTCGATGAGCTGCCCGGCAGTTCTGTCCCAGCAGCCTTTCGCCGGGCGTCGGCGGTCGGCGGCCATGAAGCTCTCGGTGACATAGGCCACATACTCGTCCGGCTCGAAGAGGGCCTGCAGGTAGCGTTTGAGTTGCTGGGCAGGCTCCCATGTGTCGGGAAGGTGAAGCTCCTGCTCTTCGACCCAGCGGGGGTCTACCAGTGCGGGCTGCTGCGGACCGACGGTCAGCTCATCGCCCCAGTTCAGCGCATGGCCCGCAGGGCCGGACCAGCCGTGCTCATAGGCCAGCTGGAAGATGCTGCTCTGGGTGACGGGCTTCGAGCTGCCGTGGAAACTCTCCCATTTTTTGATGCACTCGCCCTTGTGATACCGCCCGCCGTCCCGGGCGCTCCACTGCTCCCACACGGCGACGGGCAGACCGGCGTCTTTCAGACCCATGCCCACCATGAGCCATTCTTCATAGGTCAGGGCGGACGGGGAGACGAAGTCCAGCGCTTCTTTGATGTCATTTTCATGTTCCATTCGCATTACCATATAGACATATCATCTGCGATGACCGGCTCAGCAGACGGGATATAGTTCTTGGGGTCAACGCCCTTCGGCGCGCCCCGCCAGCCGCCGGCGGCAATGCGGTCTATCATGTGCCGTGCGGCCTCGAAGCTCCACGTGCCGACGTGCTGGAAGCCGTATTTCTCCAGGCAGCGTATCTGCTTTGGGGTGGTCAGGCCCTCGTCCCGGCGCTTGCTGAGACGGTCGAGCAGGAGAGCCGCTTTGCCTGCAGACTCCACGGCGTCGGGCAGGATGCCCAGTTTTTCCAGTGCAGAAGTCTGTTCTGCGCTGGGCGGGCCAGCCTCCCAGCCAAAGGCCGGCACATAGCCGGAGAGGTCTTCGGCCTGAATGCTCATCTCGTATTGCAGCGGGTCAACCAGCTTCGCCTTTTTGCGGCGCTGTTCTTCCAGCTGCTTAGCAAGCGCCTCTTCGCGCTGGGCCACCACATCCTCGCTGGCCTGTGCGGCGGCGTCCTCAATATCCTGCGGCCCGCCGCTCTCGGCCAGATTGTCGGTCATCTGCCGGGCCACGGCACGGTCCTCACAGACGAGGTCGGCGGGACGGCAGAGCTCGTGCTTGTCGGTCATCCAGAGAAAATCCAGCAAAAGCAGATTGCTCTTGCCCGGAGAGAGGCGGGTGCCGCGTCCCACCATCTGGCTGTAGAGGCTGCGCACCTTCGTGGGCCGCAGCACGACGACACAGTCCACCGAGGGGCAGTCCCAACCTTCCGTCAGCAGCATGGAGTTGCAGAGCACGTTGTACTTGTCGGCTTCGAAATCCGAAAGCACCTGTCTGCGGTCGGCGCTCTGGCCGTTGACCTCGGCGGCGCGAAAGCCTTTGGTGTTCAGCAGATCGCGGAATTTCTGGCTCGTCTTGATGAGGGGCAGGAACACCACCGTTTTGCGCCCGGCACAGCGTGCTGCCATTTCGTCAGCAATTTGGCTCAGGTAAGGGTCAAGGGCAGTGCCAAGCTCGCCTACGGAATAATCGCCGCTGCTCATGCCCACGGCGGAGATGTCCAGCTTGAGGGGGACGGTCTGGGCCATGATGCGGCAGAGGTAGCCGTCTTTGATGGCATCGGTCAGTTTGTACTCATAGGCCAAGCTGTCGAACACCTCGCCGAGGTTTCGCATATCGCCCCGGTCGGGGGTAGCGGTCACGCCCAGGACCTTCGCACTGCCGAAGTAGTCGAGGATGCGGCGGTAGCCGTCGGTGATGGAATGGTGGGCCTCGTCGATGATGATAGTCCCGAAGTAGTCCCGAGGAAAGCGCTCGAGTCGTGCCGGCCGCTGCAGGGTCTGGACAGAGCCGACCACCACCCGATACCAGCTGTCGAGGCAGGTGGACTCGGCTTTTTCCACCGCGCTGACGAGGCCGGTGGAGCGCTGAAGCTTGTCTGCCGCCTGTTCCAGCAGCTCGCCCCGGTGGGCGAGGATGAGCACCCGGTCGCCCGCCCGCACCTGATCGGCGGCGACGGAGGCGAACACGATGGTCTTGCCGGTGCCGGTGGGCAGCACCAGCAGGGTGCGGAGACGGCCATTTTCCCACTCGGTGTGGATGCTCTTCCGGGCGGCTTCCTGATAGGGGCGCAGAGCCTGTTTTTCTCCCATCAGAATGCCCCCTGCGTCCAGCCCTGAGAGGGCGCGGCTTTCTCTTCAGGCGGCGGCAGGAAGCGGATGACTTCATTGCTCTGGCCGGGGTCGCCGCTCTTCTTGACGTAATCGTGGACGCCCAGCTTGCAGCGGCCTTTGGCGCCGACGACCTCGTTCCAGCGGGGGCGGAAGGTGTCACCCTTCCTGCACTGGCCGATGCTCTCGAAGAACGCGCCCAGCAGGCCCTGGGTCTTGGTGTGGAGGTAGAGACGGTGGGTGACGGTGGTATCGCCCAGAGCGCCGCCGAAGATCTTCAGCGTCAGCTTTGCCATGGAGCAGGGCGGCAGCTTGGCGCTGCCCTCGAAGCGGGCGCGCTCCATCCCGGTGACTTCAAAATAGTATTCGCCCTCGGGCAGGAGCACGAAGTCCTGCGAGACGTTGGTAAATTCGTCGTCCCAGCCAAGAGCGCGGTCGGTAGTGGTATTCATGTCAGCCATAAGTATTCTCCTTTATAATAATGTGTGAACCTCTCAGTCTGCCTGCGGCAGCCAGCTCCCCTGTTAGGGGCAACGGCGACGACCGCCGCCAGTGGCGGAAGCAGGGAGGAGCTGTTGGGGCAGCGGCCAGCAAGACGCAAGCGGAGTGCAGCTGATGCTGGGAGCCGCAACCCGGCCTTGGCGAGCGGAGCGAGACTGAGAGGTTAAAACGGCAGGTCCCGGTTGTCCAGCACCATCTGAAGCACCTGCGGCCATGCGGCCACAAGGCAGCCCTCCACAAAGTCGGCGGGGTAGTCCCTGATGGGCATATCTTCCGGGAAATAGCCCCGCTTGCCCACAACGAACTGCAATTCTTCGGGGGTGACGTTGTTGGCACTCATCAGCGCGGCCAGCTTTTCGGGGACGCCCAGCGCCATGAGGTCGGGCGTCAGCAGGGCTTCGGGGACAGTCTCCCGGGGCGATTCCGGCTGAGGCTTGGGCTGCGGTGCCGTTGCGCTGGGAGGGGGAAGAATGTCTTTTTCGGCGGGTGCTGCGGGCTTCGGGGCGGCAGGCGGCGCAGAGGCCGGACCGGTGATGCAGTGGGCGATGCTGGCATAGTCGAAGGGGACTTCATCGGGCAGGCCGAAGCGGTTCTTGGCGTCCCAGCAGGCGTGGTGGGTGGTGTAGAGCACCCGTTTGCCGCCGGTGGCTTTGTTCTTGGCGTTGGGGCTGCTGCCGCTCTTTTCTACGATGGTCTGGTAGTTGGCGAAGAGGAGCATATCGCACCACTCCCGCAGGAGGGGTTCAGTCTGCTTGGTGGTCTTCATGGTCCAGCGGTCATAACTGCCCGCCGCGTCCGGCTGCTCGAACTTGGTGATGGCCGCGTGGGCGAGGATCAGCACATGGTGGCCGCTGTTCAGTACCTCCTCGAGGGCGTCGAGAAGCCTGCCGAACTCCTCCTTTACGTAGGTGTAACCCTTGCCGTAGCCGAAGCCCTCGAGGCCGTCCACCTTGGCTTTGGCGCAGATGGCGTCGATGGCCAGACGCTCGGCCCAGTCGGCGGTGTCGATGACCAGCGTACCGCAGGAAACTTCGCCCCGGGTGACGGCCCGCACCTCGTCCAGCAGCATGGCCCAGCTGGTGGGCTGGGGCAGGCGGGCAACATTGAGCCGTTTGGTGCCGCCCTCGGTGTCGATGAAAACGGGGTTCGGGAAGTGAGAGGCAAATGTGCTCTTGCCGATGCCCTCGGGGCCGTACAGTACGACCTTGACCGGGGTGTTCAAAACGCCGGTGGTGATGGAATAGCTGCTCATCAGAAAGCTCCTTTCGTCCATGTTCTGGTCTGCGTGGGTGCGGCGGACAGGACAGGCAGGTCAGCACCCTTGACCATGCCGTCCTCAATGATGATCTGGCACTCGCTGCCGGTGGAGACGCGGGTGGCGATGGCCTGCAGACCCTCCGCTTCGAGCCAGCGCCCGAATTCTTCCAGCGTGGTCATGTCCATCTGCTCGAGCTTGTCCAGAAGGACAAAGCCGCAGTCCGGGTTGAGCCGCCGGACGATGGCCGCAGACACCCGGAGCTGGTCGCTGCCGGACATATCCCGCCAGCGCTTGCCTTTATAAGTAAGAGCGCCGTCCTCCACACTCAGCTCCGGCAGGGGCAGGTCGGCACCGTTCAGCAGGGCCAGACGCTCTTTGCGCTTCTGCTCGATGGCATCCGTAAGCTTGTCGTAGTCGCTGGCGTACTTGGCGGCTTCGTCCTCGGCGCGGGCTTTTTCGAGGTTGGCCCGGACTTTCCGGTTCGTCTCCTCGATGCTCTGGATAGAGGCTTCCAGTTCGGCAGTGGATCCGTCCTGAAGCTGGTCAACGGTCTTTTCTGCATTTTTTCGCTGGTTGAACAGCTTGGTGTGCTTGGTGTCCAGCTCTTCCCGCAGCTTTTCCAGTTCCGCAATGCGCTCACGGGTGCGTTTCAGTTCGTCCAGACACTGTTGTTCCTGCCGGGCCAACTCCTGCGCCTGCTGCCGCAGACGCTGATTCTCGCCGTTCCGGGCCAGAATGTCCTGCTGCCGGCGGATGAGGTCGGAGGCGCTGAGAGGCTGTTCGGGAGCATCGGGGTAGGAGATAAGCTCGTCGGCAAAGTTCTTTTTCTGCTGGGCCAGCTGGCCGGTGAAGGTGCGCTTGTCGTAGATGCTTTTGATTTCCATATCCCGGAGATGCAATTCATTCCCGATGCCGATGATACGCAGCAGGATGTCAGCCTTTTCCTTGTCGCTGGCCTCCATGAAGCGTGGCAGATCGAGGGCCAGCGGCTCGACAAAAGCATTCAGCAGCTGCTGGCCGCTGCGGCGTCCGGTGGGGTCGGTGACGGTGAGGCTGCTGTTCTTGCCCTTGCGCTCTACGACGACCCCGTTGGAGAGAGTGACGCGGAGGTGGGCGGGAGCGACGGCACCATCCCGCTGGGCGGCGTTCGGGCGGAATTTTTCGCCGCCAAGCGCCCATGCCAGCGCGTCGAGAACGCTGGTCTTGCCCTGATTGTTGTTGCCGCCTACGAGGGTGAGACCGGTGGGCGCAGGAGTGAGCGCAACGGCCTTGATGCGCTTGACGTTTTCGGCCTCGAGGGCCGTGATCTTTACAGACATCTGGATACCTCCCCTTGAATCTGTCCTAATGTGCGTACGAACTGATCGATCGCGTTTTCCCGCTGTTCACCCGGCAGCTTGCCGAACAGCGGCTTTATGGACTGCGCGAGATTTGTGATGGAGCGGCTGGCCAGAAGGATGCTGTCGTAGGCGTCGCGGGCGTCCTGCTCCTGTGTGGCTTTGTAATCGGCGGTCATGCCGTCGGCCATTTCCTTGGCCTGCCGGACGACTTCGTCCTTGTCCACCACAGCTACGATGGGCTGCTTCCGGGCGGCTTCGGCCTCGGATCTCCACTTGTCGGCGTGACGCTTGGCCGCTTCGGCTACCTGACGGGAGCCTTCCAGCTGGCTCTCGGCGGTTTTGGCACGCTGCTCGGCCTTGGTCTGCATCTTCCATGCTTCCTCTTCCCGGGCTTCGGCGGCGTCTAACCGGCTTTTGAGCTGATCGTTCTGTTCGGTCAGACCTTTAATGTCGGCGTGGGCGGCTTCCAGCTGAGCATTGGCGGTGTTCATTGCGTCCCGCGACTCCTGCTCCTGAATGCAGGCGCTCTTCAATCTGGCCTGCGTTTCGTTCAGCTTGTACTCTTTGGCCTTGAGCTGGGCTAAAAGCTCCTGCACCCGCTGCCTGTCTCCGGCGGCTTCGACCAGCTGCCCAGCGCACCCGCTGCGGGCGATGAGGTTCAGGTCTTTGCGGGTCAGCTCTGGCAGCTGTTTTAATTCCGCAACTGTTGCGGAATTAAAAGCGTCACCGTTTTTGACCATCGTGCGGGCGCTGCCTTCGCTGAGTCCCTTGCTCTCATACCACTTTGTCCATGTACCGCCGCCATACCGGCCCGCCTTGGCAGTCAGAGCGTGGATGCGGGCAAGGTAGATGCAGGAGATCAGATACTCGTCCTGAGCCGCACCATAGTGCAGATCAAACTGCTGGTCGGCGTCTGCGGCCTGCTGGGATAAATCGCCCAGAGCGGAGAAGTCAAAGCTGGGGACAGCTGCGGATGCAAAAGAAGTCTCCGCAGGAACAACAGGGGCCGATGCGCTGCTCTGCGGGGACAGCGCGGGGGTCAAGCCGTTTGCAGCCGCCTCGCTCGCCGAGGTGGTCGGTGTTGCCGCCGCCGAGCTGCTGGCAGCAGGGCTTGTCATGGTCGCAGCAGCATCCGCAGTCGGGGCAGTTGTACATTCGGATCCCTCCTCTACCGGGTCGATGGGCGCGTTCTTGCAGGGCTTGGCATCCATGAGGGCGGTGAGCATCTGATTCGGGAGTTCGTAGTCGTCCATCGGGGTGAACTCGTCGCTGGTCAGAAACACTTCCGGGGCCAGTCGCTTTTCAACTGCCCTGGCCTTGTCGAACTTCTGGGCCATCAGATGGCTTTCCTTCCAAGCCTGTGCAGATTCGTCCCAGCGCCAAAAGCGCCCACGGGTATAGGCATAGTAAACGTCGTTGCTGTTCTGGCTGATGATCATACCTCTACCTCCGCGCCCTTCAGGCGGTCCAGCATCTCGGTCTGCACATCTTTGCTCATGGGCTGGATGTTGTTTCCCTTCCAGCCGTAGCAGAGGATGGAGCCGTAAAGCTGACGACCCCGGTACTTCCGGTTGAGCAGACTGGCGGGCTGGATGGGGTCATCGTACCGGCCCACGAACAGCACCGCCGGGGTGCGGGGCAGCACGATCATCTCGCAGGGGATGCCCAGCCGGTTCTCAATGGCCCACAGGCTGTCGGGAAGGGAAGCAATCACCGGGGCCTTGCCCGGTTCGGCTAAAATACCTTTCATTTGCAAAATCCTTTCTGATGTGCTATCATCGGGGACGATGGGCGTAGACAATCCATCATCCCCGCAGCTCGCCGGTGTTCCAGCACCGACGGGCTTTTTTGCGTTCATGCGTCCCTCCGGTTCTGCCGGTACTCCGGCTCTTCGGGGCGGGCGTGGCGGCGGTCGATGTACCTGCGGCGCTGAGCTTCGCGCTCTGCGGCATGGTCGCCCAGCTGGACGAAGAACAGCGCCAGCAACAGCAGCACCATCGCGGTGATGAAGTCGGTGTCGGAGATGACACCGAGGGCTTCGATGCTGCCTGCAAAGCCAAGTGCGTACAGCATCCCGACGGCACCGCTGGCCACGGCCAGCCAGTAAAAGACGCCAGATTTGATTCTCATGCGGATGCCTCCTTTTTATTTCTGCGGCACACCCAGCTGCACCAGCAGGGCGGGGACGTTGATCATGATGCACCGGCCACTCTTGATGTGAGGAATGGTGCCTTTATCGAGCTCTTTGCGCAGGTAGTATTCCGAAAGCCCGGTGGCCCGGGCAGCATCGCGGACATTCATGAACGGGGTAGAGGGGACGGGAGGAGTATGCTTCCTCATAGTGGTCACTCCTTTTTCTCAATGGCATCCGAGAGGATGTCGTTCATCAGGGCGAGATAGGCCGGGTAGCCTTTTGCAACGATGGTCAGCTGGTCAACGGCGCTGTTCAGAAAATCCTGAGAGCTGCGCACGACGGTTTCCATCGTTCGGACGATGTCACAGTCTTCGCTGTATCCGGCTGTTTGACTGCAAAGTGCTTTGACTCTCAAATACAGGGCTTTGCTTTTGTCGCGGGCCTCACGGCGCTTGTCCAGGAAAGCGGTCTGCTCGTCCAGACGCTTCCGGGCGGCGATGACCTGGTCAATGGCCCGCTGGATGTTCTCGTCCTGCACGGCCTGCTGGTCCTTGCGCTGGGCGGCAAGCTGCTTCTCCATCTGGTTGAAGGCTTCGATGTACTTGAGCTTCCACGTTACGGCCTCTTTGCCCGTGAAGCCCATTGCCAGCAGGGCGAAACCGTCGCGGTTCATGAGGTACATGGGGTACTTCTTACCGCGGTTCTCGAAGGTGGCGGGATGGAACATGGATTTGGCGGCTGAATTTTCAGCCACCAGATTTGCGACGGCCTGCATCACATTCTTGTGCTCCTTGCCGAAGCGTTTGGCGACCTCCCGGCTGGATGCCACCGGTTCGCCGTTCTGGGTGGATAAGATAATGTCGTTCAAGGTTTTGACCTCCTTGTAGGTGGCTCCCTTCTGCGGTAGAATAGAGGGACAGAAGGGAGGTGAAAAATATGCAGATGATTCCTGTTTCTTCGTCCGACCTCGCAGCAGTCGGATATGCAGGCACTACGCTTTGGATTTCATTTCATAGCGGCGGACTATACGAGTATTCTGGTGTGCCGCAAAGCGTCTATGAATCGCTGATGAACGCTCCGTCAAAGGGTAAGTATTTTCATGCGTACATTAAGCGCTCGTACCCGTATCGCAGAATTGGTTAATCAATGACCACGAGCACAATGGCGGGGCCGTTTACCTTGACTTCGGCATCTTGGTAGGGCTCTGCTATTGTTGCTTCTACGCCTTCCCGATTGGATAGTTCTGCAACGAGCTGTGCTGTCGGCACATTTTTCAGCGCCCAGCGTTCCGCTTCCGACGGCTCGCTGGGCTTTTTGTTGTTGTCCATGTGGTTTACCTCCTTGCACACACCCCTTTCTTGCGGTAAAATAAAGAAAATGTAGAAATGAGGTGTAAAAATGAAACAAAATACAGGGATGTCTGTTTCAGACTGGTCATCGTTGGTGGTGATGATCGTTGCGATTTGCGCCTTGGTGTCTCCGATACTGACAGCGGCTTGTAATAATTGGCACCAGCGAAAGATGAAGCAGTTGGAATACGAACATCAAGATAAAAAGTGGCGATTGAACAGAGAGCGCGAAATGTATGAAGGATATATCCGAGCGGCCGGAGCAGCAGTTCAAGCACCTACAAATGAAAATCTGAAAGAATATGGTTCATATTCTGCTATTGCATCCTACTATGCTCCGAAATTTGTGCAGATAAATATTCGTAAAATGGATGAATTGATAAGCCTTGACGGAAGGCTGAATGAAAAAGTTAATTTGCTCAATGAAGTCATTGAAAGCATGAAATCAATAAAATACCCACAAGCGTGATAATGGCGACCACGCCAGAGTATGCCGGATACCACCCGGAAAGCTCTGGCGTGAATTTTTTTACGAACAGGTTGCACGCAACAACTGCAAGCCAGAGAATCGGAATCAGCTTTAGTGAAAGCATGGGGATTTCTTCACCTCCTTTGAAAATGGAACTTGCAAAAATGCGAGTATCAGAGCAAAAAGATAGACTTGCATTCGTTGGCGGATAGGTTCAAGGTTGCGGCGATGTCATGCATCTCGCCGACGGTGAATTTCAGACCATCAGATGCAAGTTTGCGGGACAAAGTGCTTGAATCCATGCCGATTTTCTGCGCAAGTTCCTGCTGGGTCACACCGCGCTCTTTCAGCTTGCCGCGCAGAAGATTCATGTTGGTAGACATGAGTGGTTCACCTCCTTTCATGACTCGCATAAACGCGAGTCTCTGCACATAGAGTAACACGACAGAAGCAAGAAGTCAATAGACGACTTGCGTTTTTGCGAAAATCTTTTTTGAATTTGCAAAACGCTATTGCAATTTTGCGACTTTTCGTGTATTCTCTTATCAAGAGGTGATGAACATGACCACCGGCGAAAGAATGAAGCAACGTAGAAAAGAAATCGGATTCTCTGCGGAAAAGGTAGCAGAGCGTCTCGGGGTTTCTCCTGCCACAATCTATAGATATGAAAAAGGAGATATTGAAAAGGTCCCGGTTGATAGCCTTGCGGAACTTGCGAAGATTTTGCAGACCACTCCCGCCTACCTGATGGGCTGGGAAGAGCAGCCGACTCCCAAGCCCACTTCTCCCACCCCCATCCCGCCGGGCTTCATCCCGATGCCCAAGATGAAGAAAGTTCCGCTCATCGGCGCGATCGCCTGCGGCGACCCCATCACGGCCCTGCAGAACAGGGAAGGGGATGTGGATGTCCCGGAGGACGTCCGCTGTGACTTCGCCCTCAAGTGCCACGGCGACAGCATGGTGGGCGCTGGTATCCATGATGGGGATGTGGTGTATATCCACATCCAGCCCGAGGTGGAGAACGGTGAGATCGCGGCGGTGCGTATCGGGGATGAGGCGACCTTGAAGCGGGTGTACCTGCATATGGATTATGTCGAGCTTCGGCCTGAAAATCCGGCATTTGAGTCTATCATTCGCCGGAAAGAGGATATGAACGACGTGCATATTGAGGGAAAAGCTGTGGGATATACCCATTGGTTTTAATAAAATGAAAAAGCAGGAGGATGTACTATGAAATGCCCCAAATGCGGAAATGAGTCCGGAAATGCAAAGTTTTGTCCCGAGTGCGGTGCGCCGCTGAACGGGCCGATGGAAGTCCAACACGAAGAAGCATATAAGGGTGGAAAGCCTAAAAAGAAAAAAGGCTGTGGCTGTGCGACTGTGTTCATTGTATTCTTTGCGCTGATGCTCATCGGTGGAATTCTTACAGCGATTAGCCCAGATGGTGTTCAAAGCAACGCCTCAAAAGCTTCTGTGTCATCCACTGTATCTGCCAGTTCAGAACTCAATTCTCCTTCGGCAGAAAGCTCAGGGAAGACAGAAGAAAAGAAGCAGGCAGAAATCGATGCAGCGTTTGCAAAGCTAGCAAAACAAGAGGATGAAGTAGAAAACACTGAATTTTATACACCGTCCTGCTATCCGAAGTATTCAAATACCCGTAGTTTTGCACTGCCATATATTGGCGAAAAAGATGGCCGATATGTGCTGATTTGGAAATTCAACTATACAGGAAGCGACTGGGTATTCTTTAATGATGTCGTGATCAATATCGACGGCGAAAAGGCTGCAGAGATTCCTTTCAATTACTTTGACGTTCAACAAGAAGTTTTTACAGGAGGTGTGTTTGAGGCTGTGGATGTAAATCCTGCAAACAAGTATGCCGACCTCATGCAGCAAATCGCTTCCTCCGAAAAGACAATCATTCGCTTCGCTGGTAAAGATTATAAGTATGATATGACGGTATCGGATGCAGATAAGCAGGGCATTCAGGATATTTTGGATGCCTACAATTTGGTGAAGTAAAAAAACGCCCCCGGTGTTGGCGCACCGAGAGCGTTTCGTAAGCGGCTCACCCTTGCGGGGTCATCGCACACTTGGACATTGCGATTATACCTCTTTTGGGCGGGCTTGTCAAAGTGTACCCAAACGGAGGTGTATTTTTATGGCGAGTTTCAAGGAGAAACTTGACAAAAACGGAAACCGCATCTACGAGGTGCAGGCCAGCAATGGGCGAGGGCGGCGTGTCTGGCGCACCTTCCGCCCAGAGCCGACATGGAGCAAGCGCACCATTGAGCGGGAGCTGCAGAAATTCGCCGCTGAATTGGAGCAGCAGTTGGCGGATGGGGAAGTGCTGACCCGTGAAGAGACTGCGCAAAAGGCCGCTGCGGAAGCCGTAGAGGCGGCCAAAATCAAAACCTTCCGGCAATATGCTGAAGCCGTCTATCTGCCAGAGAAATCCGCCACGCTGGCGGAAAAGACCCGGGCCAGTTATACCCAGCTGTTGGAGCAGCATGTCTTTCCGGCTCTGGGCCATGTGCTGCTGCCGGAGATCACCCCGGCCATGATAAAGGCGTTACTTTCCAGTCTGTCAGAGGAGCTTGCCTTCGCCAGCGTGACAAAGGTGTATGCTGTACTACATAACCTGTTTAAGGCTGCCTTGCTGGATGATACGATAGACCGGAATCCAATGGACAAGGTTCCGCGCCCCCGGAAGTCGAAGGATGCAGCCCTTCCTACAGAGCACAAGGCTTTTACTGCAGAGGAGACGCGGTATATTCTGCGCTGTCTGGATGGCGAGCCGCTCAAGTGGCGGGCGTTTATCCTGCTGCTTATCGATACGGGCTGCCGCCGGGGCGAGGCCTGCGGGCTGCAATGGCAGTCGGTGGATTTTGATACCAACACGATCACCATCGAGAGGAATCTACAGTACACCTCCGAGCGGGGCGTGTACGAGACTCTGCCCAAAAACGGCAAGACCCGCGTTGTAGACATCTCGTCTGACGTGGCCGCGCTTTTGCAGGAGCTGCGGCAGAGTCAGCCGGTAACGGTGCGCTGGGCATTTACACAGGACGATAGCCCGGAGCCTATGCACCCAGACACTCCAACTCGTTACTTCCAGCGATTTGGCAAACGGTATGGGATAGAGCACTTCCACCCGCACAAGCTGCGCCACACGTCCGCCAGCCTTGCCATCACCAACGGTGCCGACGTGGTAAGCGTCGCCGCACGGCTGGGGCATTCTGACAGCAGCACCACGCTGCGGATGTACGCCCATGCCAACGAGGACAGCATCCGCCGGGTCGGTCAGACGGTAAGGGAAGCCTTGAAGCAGCCAGAAAAGAAGAAAGCTTGA